TCATTGGCAGCTTCTCACCGCCGCCACCAGCTCCCGCTCATAGCCTATCCGCTGCCGGCGCTCAGCCAACAGCGCCCTCACCTTCACCTCCAGGCTGTCTTCCCTGCGCAGTCCATCAGCCGCCCAGGCCGGCACCGCCGGCGCCTTCACCCGGCACGGCACCTGGACCGGAACCTCTACGCGCACCACGCGCGGCTCATGCTCGGCAACGGGCTGGCCAGCGCACCCCGCCAGCGCGACCACCACTCCCACGATGATCCACCTCATAGGCCCAGCTCCTTGTCGATGATGGCCGCAGCGGCCGACGCCGGGTCGCCCCCGGTGCGCTCCTGCTGCAGGCGGTTGGCTGCCTGATAGTCTTCGCCGGCGACCTTGGCGGCCTGCTGCTGGATTGGCTCGGCGTCCTTGGTGCGCTTTTCAGTGGCCAGCCGAAGGTCGGCCAGGGCCTGGTTCTGCTGGCCCACCTGCCCTTCCAGCGTGCTGCTGGTAGTGCGGCAGGACGCCAAGGTGCTGGCCGAGGTCTCCACCTTGTCATGCAGGTCCTTGACGATGGGCCGGTAGTGGTCGGCGGTGAGCCAGTAGGCGGCGCTGGCACCCGCCAGCGCGCTCAGGCCGAGCAACACGACCGCGGCGACCGCGAGCACGGCCGCCCTGTACTGCTCGAGCACGGCCATCACGCCACCCGATCCAAGATCATCTGGTAATAGGGCTTCACCACGGCCTTGATCAGGTCATGGCCAGGATCGTTCGGGTGCACGCCATCACCGCTGGCGCCATCCTTGATCTGGTCCTGCCCGGCAGCGTCCCGGGTGCCGGTGATTGCCGCGGCGAAGCCCTTGATGACGATGCCGCCGGAAACCTTGGTCAGCCAGTTGGCATTGAAGTCCCGACGCGCCTGGTCGTTGGCGCCGACGCTGCGGTACCCGGAGCTGACTGGCGTGGCCTCGGGCAGCAGCACGATCGGGCGTAGGCCCGCCGCCTGGAGCGAAGAGAACACACGGCCGAGCGAGGCCTTGAGGCGCCGCATGGCGATGGAGCTGATACCAGAGCCGGGCGTGACGTCGTTACCTGACCAGGCCGAGTAGGTGACGATGGTCGGCCGCACCACGGCGACATGATCGGCCAAGAACCGGCTGTAGACGTCCGGGCCCTGAGCGTGCAGCGCGGCGTTGAAATATTCCAGCGGCCGATCGGGCGTCGACAGCTCGTAGACCGACCGCTGCATGGCGCCATAGCAGCGCACGTCGCCGCCGATCCCTTCCTGGATGCTATCGCCGCAGATCATCACCTGGTGGCCACGGGCGAGGGTCTGGTACTGCACGACCGGCACGACGGCATAGTCGTCGCCGCCCTTGGTTGCGGCATAGGCGGCCTGGCTGGTGAAAGCAGCCTTGTTGGTCACGCCCTGAACTGCCTGGTTGCTGGTGCGCAGCACCCGGGGCGCCTTCGCACCGCGCCAGAAATACTGGTTGTTGGCCGGCATCGAGGCGACAGAGTTCGCCGGGAACTCGATGCGGTAGATGATGATGGTGCGGCCGTTGGCGACATCGGTTCGGGCCACGCTGGCCAGCGCCGCGACATCGATGTAGGTGATGCTCGGCCGCTCTTCGCCAAGGCGCGCCGGCAGGTCGATGGTGAAGTCGACCCATTCGTTATTCTCGGGGGTGATGAAGACCTGGTAGTCGGCCGCCGGCACCGAGCTCAGGACGCCGACGCTGACCTTCACGCCCGGGATGGCCGCGGTGTGGATGTTCGGGATACCCAGGCGCAGCGAGAGGAACTCGGACTCCAGCTCCATGTTGCCGTTGAAGGTGGTAGCAACAGTAATAGGCTCGGCGCGCAGCCGCCCGAATAGGCTCTTCGTGAGCACGTTGGTGCCGGTGGTCATGAGGCCGTCGAGGCGATCGCGCTCTTCCAGCTGGTTGAAGAACGGGTCAAGCATGCGCGGCAGACGGCGGGGATAGCCCATGGTCCATTTCCTTGTTGTCGGTGGGTGCAGCAGAGAGGGTCAGGACAGAACGGCGAGGGCCCGGGCGGTCAGCGCCAAGCGCTCGTCCAGGCCCTTGGTGCCGCCGTTGATCTTTCGGGTGATGGCCACGGTGTTGCCGGCGTCGGCGAGGTCGTTCAGGCCGTTGACGGACCAGAAGTGCGCGGCGGACATGCACGCATTCCAGGGCAGCTCCAGCAACTCGGGGTGCTGGACCAGATCCAGCGCCAGGGCCGCGCCGGCGTTGACGTAGTTGGCCCGGCCGGTGACCTGCAGCAGTCCCCTCCCCCGGTACTTCCAGCCGTCGCCAGAGGACTCCGGGCCGTTCCCGTTACGGTTGGCATAGGCGTTGTTGGCGATCGCCTCCGGACGGCGCGCTAGCCTGGCAGCCAACTCGTTCGGCTTCAGCTCGCGTGCCCGCGGATCCACGGCGTAGCGGCTCGGCCAGGTGTTGGCCAGGCCCTGGGCGCTGTAGTTGAGATTCTCCACCAGGCGGGTCAGCTCGCCGGACTCGTGACCGCATTGGGCGATGTAGGCAGCAATGCGTTGCGGCTCCCGCTCGATGGCATAGCGCTGCATTGCGGCATTCAAGGGGCCGACGAACGCTGCGGCGACCTTCTGGCTGCGCGGGAAAATCGCGACCAGTTGTTGCTCGGTGATGGGCATGGGTTTCTCCAGGCACCAAAAAGCCCGCGCGCGGCGGGCTGGGCGTAGTGGCATCCTCATGATCGTGAGGATTGGGGCGGATTGCCGGTGATTGGCCGGCCGATTCCTCACGCTCGTGAGGACAATGGGTCAGGCCGAACCGACGTCGCCGGTCTGGGCGGGCGCCGCGTCCTCGATCACTGCCGAGGTCACCCGCACGCTGGCGCTGTACTTCTTCAGGAGCTGGGCGGTGCGAACCTCGATGTTCGGGTTGCTGTTGAGCATCTCTTTGGCCTTGGCCTCGGCTTCCGCCTCGGTGGCGAACTCCATGGACGGGTCGATGTTGTAAAAGGGGGCGAGTACGACATAAGGCATAGCGGTGTCCTCCGGACATGAAAAAGCCCGCACGCGGCGGGCTCGATAGGAATTGGTGGATCAGTAGTTCTCGACGTCGACAACCATGATTTGGCGATTGCCGCCATTATTGATGATGGAGCGATCGCTCTGCTGGTACTGGCGGACCATGTAGTAGATGTTTCGGCTGCCGCACTTCACGGAATTGCCTTCGGTCCAGACCGTGGAGGTGAGACTTTCAATGCGGGTCGTCTGCTGGTTCATCGGCTGCACGACGTAAGCCCATGCCCGGTTTGCCAGAACCACGGCAGGATACTTTCCATAGTTCCGGGTCTCATCGGAGTTGGAGTTTCCGAGGAAGAAGTCCTGCACCTTGAGGTACTTCATTCGGGAATCGAAGACCGGCTCCCGAGTGGCGGGATTGCGCACGATGAACTTGCCCGCAGAGGTGAACATCATCCCGTACTTGGGCAGGTCGAACAGCCAGAAGTCGACATCGAAGTCGATGGCGCTATCGGGGATCCCATATAGCGTGTAGGTCACCTGGCCACCGTTCACTACCGAATGGGTAATGCACACCGGGTAAGGCGCCCTGACAGCCAGGATCGGCTGGTCTGCGTTGACGGTAAAGGTCACCACACGGACGTAAGGGTTCGCCTGGCCCGAGGAGGCCGTGCGCACCCTTCCCGTCTGGCGCAGCGCAAGGTTGAAGTAGTCCGTGTCGATTGCAACGGTCTGGTTCTGGCGGCGCAGCTTGAAGCCCGGCATCAGTAGACCCCATAGCGAATAACGGTCCCGACGGGCATGCCGCTCCAAATGATGGAGCGGCCTTCCAGGCGGACTTGGTTGCCAGTGCTCTGGACACCCTGCTGGTTCTCACTGGGCGTGAAGAAATAGAAGGGTGAGCCGGAGATAGAGTCGGGGATGTCGATCCGCCCGCTGGTAGTGCCGCCGTTCACCATGTGGGAGCCCACCAGCCGAACGATGCTCTCATTCAGCTGGAAGATCACCCGGCCTTGAGCGTCTCTATTGATGAACCCTGGCATCAGCTCAAACTCATTTCGACAAGAACGACCCCGTCCGCAATCAAGAACACGCCGGTGTCATTGATTTGCAGATAGCGCCCTTCTCGCCCGTAGTTACGGATGATCATCTCACCGGTGTAGTAGTTATCGGTGCGGATGGGTTGGTTGTAGCTTGTGAGCTGCTGCGACTGCACCGTTTGGCCAATCAGTGCATTCGAGATATAGGCCTTGTTGATGAAGGCCGAGTCCATGAACGTTTGCCCGTTCACCACCGAGAAGAACGCCTTGCCCTTCCCGTCGATGCCTGGGCCCAGCACCAAGAACCGGTCAGAAGCGACCGCGACCGTCGACTGCAATCCCAGACTGCCACCACCCGGTTCGATACCAACACCGATACCAGCCATGTAGTAGGTGCCTTGCTGCGTAACCCCCAACTTCACCGCCCAGCTGGCGTTCACCTTCCCATCCGTGTTGGCCTGGGCCTGGCTGATCTGCTGCACCGAGGCATTGGTGTTGCCCAGCGACGTCTGCAGCGTGCTGATCGACGTCGCCTGGGAGGTCAGCGTGGCGCCTTGCTGGGTCACCTGGGCCTGGGTATCGCTCAGCGCGGTAGCCGAAGCTGCCGCCGCCCGCCGCCCGATGGCGATGTAGGCGATGTCCACCACCGCAGACGTGTCCTGAGCGTTCAGGAAGTCGAACCGGATGGTGAAGTTGCCCGTCTTGGTGGCCCACGCCGTATTGCCGGACAAATCGATCTCGATGTCCTGCCAGTCAGTGGTGTTCAGGTTGATGTTGAACGTCGCCGTCCGGGCCTCCGACAAACCACCGTCCTCGTTGGCCCAGTAGATGCGGCCAGGATTACGGGTGGTGTTGCGGCGGCGGATCCGCATCTTGATCAGGTAGTTCTGCGCACCGTTGGTATTCGCGAAGGTCGGCAGCCGGAAGTTGGCGTAGCCGGTCAGGGTCGCGTTCTGCTGGTAGGCAGTCAGCGCTGCCCCGCTGGCTGCCTGTTCCAGATAGGCACCCCGCAACGTGTTCAAGAACTCGAAGTTGACGCCCGCTGCGAACATGCCGGTGCCGGCAATCTGCGCCTGCAGGTTGGTCAACTGCGTGGCCTGGCTCGTGATGCTCCCTTCTGCCGAGGTAACGCGGGTCCCCAGGTTCGTCGTTGCCGTCGCTGCCGCGTCCGCCGTGACCTGGGCCTGCTTGGCGGCCGTGATGTTCTCGCAGTGCCAATCGGTCACGTACCAGGTGGCCGTCTCGGCATTTAGCGTCTCGATCTGCAGCATGGGGTTCAAGAACGTCTGGCCCGCCGGGATCGTGTGGTCCCAGGTCACGCGCGTCCACGTTTGCGTGACCGCAGTAGGCGGCGAGCTCTGGTAGGCGGTGCGTCCTCCGAACGGCGTGGTCGCCCTCGTCGCGTAGTGCTGGAACGGCCGGGTGCCGGTGTTGGCGCCAGCCGCTACCAGGGCGCTGAACCGGTAGACGTCGCCCGCCTTCACCGGGAAGTTCGGCAGGCTGTTGATGTCCGGGAAGTTATCCCGGGCGGTGATACGGGCCGCATAGGGGAACGGGCAGTTCGCAGGCACGCCGGCCGCGGTGGTCTGCACGATGTAGAAGCCCATCGTGTTGAAAGCCGGGTCGAACGTAGGGTTCGGGACCATGTTGAACGACTGCTGCACTGCGCCCCGGACACTGGTTTGCAGACTGGTGATCTGGCCAGCCTGGCTAGAGATATTGCCCCCTTGGTTCGTTACTGTTGTGGTGAGTCCCGACAGGGCATTTGCAGTTGCATCCTGCTTATCCGCCAGGTTTCGGGTGTTGTTCTTCCATCCGGTGACGGTATTACCGTTCTCAAGCTGGGCGCGGGTTAGCTCGATGTAGCCATCGCCGTTCCCGTCTGCGCCCGAGTAGGCGCGGAAGAAGACCGAAATGCGCACCGTGCCATCGGGCATAGCGGCCGAGAAGCTAATCCGAGCGCCAGTTGCGGTTAGGGTGAAGAAGTTCGACACCGGGGCGGAAATGGCGACACCCGATGCGTTGATCGCCTGAATAAAAATCCGCATGCGGATGCCTGGGGTCCCTCGCACGAACCCAGAGCAGGTCAGTTGCTGGCCAGAGGTGGCGTAAGCGCGGTATTGCGGGTTGGTCGAGAACGAAAAATACCGCGCGCTTTCGTTGATACCCTTGAAGTCGATGCGCGCGGCTTTCTGACTGGTATCCAGCCATGAGGTAACAGTTGACCAAGTAGCGTTTGTGGTCGCGTCCACCACCGCGCCATCGGTGTTCCACCCCAGGGGCAAGTTCGGAGTGGCCGATGTCGGCTCGGTGAAGGCCGGGTTGTAGATCAAGTTCTCACCACCGGCATTGCCGAGGCTGCTCTGCAGATTGGTGATGCTGCTTGCCTGGCTGCTGATCGTGCCCTCTGCGTTGCTAACCCGACCTGCCAGTTGGCTGGTAGCCGTGGCTTGTCCAGCGAGGCTGTCGATGACTGTCCTGTTGTTGTCCTTCCAGCCGGTCGCGGCCGTGCCCAGCTGCAGCTGTGCGTTATCGCAGTCCACGGTGACAGTAGAAAGCGCGGCGGTACCGTAGACCCGCAGGATCAGCCGGATACCGACCGTCGAGGCCGGGCACTCGCCCACGCAGGTCAGCCGCTGCGCGGTGCCATCCGCCACGACCCGCGTGCCCTCGGTGTAGTAGGTCGGATTGCCGGCAGCGTCGAAGGCGCGGAACGCCACAAACACGACAGCCCCTGCGGTCGCCTTGACGTAAATGGACGCCGCCAGCTTCTGCGCGCCGGTGACGACCTTGTTCCGGACGTCCTCGTTGTAGATGTAGGCGCCGGCGGACGCCGACATGCTGGTCAGCACCATGCGCTGGGCGAAGGTCTGGGCATTCAGGAAGGACGCGACCTTGCTGTAGGTCTTGCCCACGTTGGCATCGCCGTCGGCGTACCAGCCGGCAGCAACAGCAGCGCCATCCGCCCAGGTCTCGAAGCCCGGGTTGTAGAGCAGGTTTTCGCTACCGCTATCGCCCAGCGCCGCGTTGATGCTGGTGATCGCCGAGCCCTGAGCGGTGACGGTATTTCCCTGGCTGGTGACCTGGTTCTGCAGGGCCTGCACGGTGGTGCTTTCGGCCTTGCCCGACACAGAGGTCTTCAGCTGGGTGATGTCGCTGCTGTTGGCAGCGATCTTGCCACCCTGGGTGCTGACGGTGTTCTCGGCGGAGGTCACGCGGGAGGCCAGGCCGTCCCCTTCCCGGATGATGGCGCCGGCGTCACGCCAATAGGCGGTCGCAGGCGGCGCGTTGCTGCCATCGGCGGCCGCCGGAACGTCTTTCTTGGCCTGGAACAGGGCGTTGTCCACCGTGACGATGGCGCCGGCCTTGTAGGCCTCGGTCTTCTTGTACTCCTGCGCATCGGCCAGGTCGCCGATCTGATCGAGCTGGTTCTGGACGGCGTTGATTTCTTCCTGCAGCGCGCTTCGGGTCTCTGCGATGCGGCTGCTGACCGAGCCCGGTACCGAGGCACTGGCGTCGACCAGGTCGATGCGATCGAACAGTTCCTGGCCCAGAGCGCTATGGACGAACTCCTCGGTGATGAGCTGGTTGTACTCGGCAGCATCCGCGCTGGCAGTGCCCACGGTCCAGTTGGCCCAGGGGCCCACGTTGCCGATACGGTCGATCAGCCGGCCACGGAAAAACAGGCGAGCGCCGGCCGCCAGTCCGTTGAGGGTGTAGGTGTTCGTCGGGAACGCGAACAGACCCATGCTCTGGGCGTTGTCGCCCTGGGCGGTAGTGGCCTGCTGGATCTCAGTATAGGCGCTGTCCCCTGCCCCTTCGGCTGGGAATGCCCAGTCCAGGGTGATCTTCCACGGACCCGCGGTGGTTTTCAGCAGGGCGAGCGCCGGCGGCGCGCCAACTTTGCCGGTCAGCTGCGTCAGGCTCGACGTCTTCCAGACAGAGGCGATGTCCACGGCGTTGACCGCACGCACGCGCGCCAGGTAGCCGCCGGCGTAGATGCTCGGCACGTCCACGGCCAGGCTGCCAGTGCGCTGGATGCGGACCCAGTTGCCGCTGTCCTTCCGCCACTCGACGTCGTAAGCCACGGCGCCGGGCACCGCCGTCCAGGAGATGGTCATGGTGGTGACGGTGATGCCCTGGTTCACGGCGTGGTAAGCCGACAGCGCCACGCTGGCCGGAGCCTCGACGGTACCGGTGGGCAGGATGCTGATCGGGCGGCTTTCCAGCTTGGCGCCGGTATCAATGGCGGCGAACTTCGACGGCTCGAACTGCAGCGCCGAAATTTCTACCACGCCCTCCTCCGGCCGGATGACTTTCATCACACGGTACAGCGGCACGGCCAGGTCGTCGGCGTCCAAGGTCCAGACGAGTTCAGCCTGCGGCGTCTCGCTGTAAGCAGTGGTCACGGCGATCTGGCGGCCCGCCACCTGGCGAATGGTCCGTCCTTCACAAGCGCCGCTGGGCAGGTTGATGATCAGGCGGTCGCCCACCTTCGCCTGAGTGTCGCGGTCCAGGGTGATGACGGTTCCGGCCGCCGCGCTGATGCGCCCGCCGATCTCGGCGCCGGAGATGAGCTTGTCTGCGACCGGAATGACGTGGCCCGGCAGCGGAATGCGGCCGTCCATACCGACCCGGAAGGTCACAGTACGGTCCTGGCTATTGGTCAGCAGGATCCACTTGCCGCGGCGCTGGGCCTCGGACTCGCGCGTGCATCCGATAGCACTGATCTCGACCGGATTGTCGCCATAACGGCGCTGCAGCTTGGCATCCGAGGCAGCGGCTACGTCGGTGTCGTAGTTGTTCGCCGGGTTGTCGTAGCTCACCAGGGCGCGGGTGTAGCGGGTGCGCTCGCTGGCAGAGCCATAGGTGAACTTGCCATCGACGACGTTCGCCCGGGTGAAGGCGAAATCGAAGTCGGCAGAGCGCGGGATATCGGCCTGCACGTTCAACTGGCCTTGGGCCCAATAGGTCATGCCGCGGTAGATGGCGGAGACGTCGCGTAGCAGCTCCCAGGCGCCGGTGCGGCTCTGCAGGTTCAGGTCGCAGAGGTAGCGCGGCTCCTGGCCGCCCTTTCCGTCCGGCACGAGCTGGTCGCAGTACTGGGCGATCCGATAGAGCTCGTACTTGTCGACCATCCAAGGCTTGATGCGCTTGCCCAGGCCGAAGCGGTCGTTGGTGGCGATGTCGAATGTGATCCAGGCCGGGTTGTTGGTCCAGGCCGACTTGAAGCTGCCGTCCCAGACGCCCGAGTAGGTGCGGTTCACCGGATCGTAGGTGGTAGGCACCTGGACCTTGCGCGCGTCGCACTCCAGGGTCACCGCAGGGATGTTGCTGAACTGCTCAGCGCTGAACTCGACGTAGAGCAGCGCCGTATTGGGATAGCGCAGCTTGGCGTCGATCACCTCGGTGATGCCCGCGATGGACATGGTGTCGGCGATGCGGTTGTTGTTCTGGTTGGCGGTGATCCGGCGGACGCGGATCTGCCAGCCGCTGGTGGCCTTGGGCAGGTCGATCCGGCGCGAGCGCTCGTAGCGGGTCGTGGTCTTGCCGTCCACCGCCTCAAGCAGCACCTGCTGGTAGGCGCCGCCGTCGGTGGCCACGTCTACCGCGTATTCGATCCGGTAGCCATTGATGTTGCCCTCGCTGTCCTGCTGCTGCAGAGCCGGCCAGGCAAAGCGCAGGCGCACGGCGGAGAGCTGGGTGTTGCTGATCGAGCGGACCCAGGCCGCGGTGCTGCGCAGCTCCACATTTATGGTCGTCTCGTTCTCCACCGACGGCAGGCCAGGAATGTAGGACTGCTCGACGGTACCCGGGCGCCACCCCCAGGAGATACCGGTGAAATTGCTATTGCCCTGGGCATCGGCCAGCGGGGTGTTATCGAGGTAGATGGTCTGCGCCGTGGGCGCGCCAGCGAATTCCCCTTCACCAACGGCGATGAGCATCTTGGCCCTGGCAATACTGCGCAGGCTGTCGGTAGCCTCGGTGGGCTCCTTGGGCTTGCTGCTGCCGCCCTTGCGGCCGGTGAGTTCGGGAGGCAATGCGGCGGTCATGCGTTACTCCAGGGCAAAAAAAACCCGCACTAGGCGGGTTAATTATTGAAGGTTTTTATCTATTGACGCTGCCAGGTGCTCACACCGCGTGCGCATCCATTTCGATCGTAGCTGACCGAGGTCGCATAATTCATATCGTGACTCCAGCGGGTATCGGTACCAGCGCCACCACGACTCCTTCGAGGGGAATCACCCTGTACGCTAGCTACCTGACTACGAGTCATGCCAGGTACGATTTCCCCTCGAACCCTCGCAGTGCGCAGATCTTGGTCGTTTAGGCCGGTATCGCAATCCGGACGCTCTCGGCTGGCCCCGACAACAGTCAGGTTTCCTTGCCCTGATATACGAGGCGGAGCGCCGTAGTAGCGTTTGTCTGAAGAAAGCGGCGTACGCCGTTGCTCAGCCATGACCGTCTCCTCACCTTCTGCACTAATCGTCTGATTTCGGACTAGAAACACATCGTCCAGTGCATGGCTTTCCGGACAATTCGCCTGCGCTGTAAAAGTCACCTTGCCCTTGGCATCTACGCATTTGAAGACGGTAGCTGCTTGGCAATTTGCAGCAGCGGTAAGAAACGTGGCTAGCAACAGAACCGATCGCACAGGAAACTCCATACTCCCGAATAGCATGACTAATGTATCGATCCGACTCGCGGGATCTGAACAACACTGGACATACTGGTCGACGAGGGGACGATTTCGATGCGTGAACGCACTCACGGCCCCCTATGGCTAGGAGGCATCCTCAGCGTAGATACCTGCGCTAATGATCGCACCACCCCATCGGCGGCGGCCGTAGCAGATCGGGACAGGGTTACCGCTGGCGGTGGTGTTCTTGGCGCTGCCGAAGGCGTAGCTGGGCTGGTTCTCGGGCGCGGCGCTGGTCTTCAGGCCCTTGGCCTGGGGGCTGAGCATCTGAATGACGCCGCCGGCTGTCAAAGCGATACCGGCCTGGATCAGCATGGGCTGACCAAAGAAGATGCCTGCAGCAATCAGGACCACACCGATAACCGTCTGCAGAACACCGCCCCGCTTGCTACCGCGCACAACGGGGACAATACGAATCTCGCGTGTTCCGCCGAGTTCGAACTTGTCTGGCCCGATGTTTTGTCGATTGCGAAACACTGCGTATACGAGCCCCCGCCGCTCCAGCGCCATCACAGCCTCTCGAAAACCAGCCAATGTGTTACGCAGAGCACTAAATGCTTCTTCTGCTGTTCCGCGATCTAGAAAGTAACGATGGTTCCTTCCGAAAAGGCGCGCGAGCGGCCCGGAGAGTTTGATAATAGTGGCTTCGGAGAAATCTGCTACAGACGCCATAGTAAACTCCGGATATAAAAAAAGCCGCCAAGAGGCGGCCTATCAGCACAAAATGAAATTCAGTATTCAACGTATGGGTTCAGGTATATCCCTTGTACATCGATACTGATCCGAAAAATTCTTTCTTCGCCAGACTTCAGATCGGCAGATAGCGTTCGAAGCGCATTGCCACCGCAAAGCCCATTATTGCTGGATCCTATGCTTACATTGCGCACACCCGGTTGCACCCAGAAACTAGCTTTCTCCCCGGTACCTAAATTAGCTGCTTTCTTCCCATCGATATAAACGACGATATCGCACGCCGACCCCACCACGCCCTTATCACGCAAGGCTGTTATCTTTGCCGAAGCTGAATCGCCCTTACTTTGGAATGCGAATACATCACTGGCAGGCGCGTTAGAAGCTTCATCGACCGGAATGGCAGAGGACGCGCAGCCCGCCATTAAGAGACAAACCAGGCCTACCGAAAACAAACGCATAAACACCTCCAGGCTGTGAAAGGGTTCACTCTAGCACTGGAGCCTTGCTATGACGCAGGATCAGCCGCGCCCGCTCGTGCCAGTTGCCACCGTAGACGATGACCTCCGAGGGCCGTCCATGCAGGTGGTGCAGCAGGAACGGGCCGGGGCCGAATACCTCCGCCTGTTCGCCAGGTAGAGCCGGGTCGGTGCCGAGGTAGATGCCCGCGTGGTTGGGATGAGCCGTGCGCCCGATCTGCAGCACGATCATGTCGCCACGCTGCGGCCGGTCCACCGGGTAGAACCCTGCGGCCTCGTAGTGCTGCTCGTAGAGGCTGGCGTTCTCGGCCAGCTCCCACCAGCCATCGGTGCGGCTGTAGGCCGGAAACTCCAGCCCCCACTCCCGCCGGTACCAGTCGGCGCAGATCGCCCAGCAGTCCTGGACGCCGTGGACAAAAGCCCGACCCAGCAGCGGCACGTCTGCTTCCGGCACCAGGGTTCGCAGATCGCCCTCCGGCCAGCTCAGGATGTACCAGGTGAGGCCGGACGCATTGCACATCGCAACGTCCGCCGGCGAGGGCCGGCTGCTGGCGTCCGGATGGCTGTGCACCACAGCGAGGATCTCGCCCTGGTCCTCGGCAGCAGCGTAGGCTTCCGGCGCGATGCGGAACTCCTCGCCCGGGTCGGCCGCGGTGTTCTCGCACGGCACGTACCGCTGGCGGCGCCCGTCCTTGATGACCAACCCGCAGCACTCGCGCGGGTAGACCTCGGCAGCGTGCGCCTGCACGGCCGCCAGGATGTACTTCAGCATGATCAGCTCCTGGCGATCAGGGAGACGGCTGGGAAGCCGCCGTGGGGTAGCTCGTTGCCTTCGCCAAAGCGCGGCACGCAACCGGTGCCCAGGGTGCCATCGCAGACATCCCGCGCCGGGTCGTCGGTCAGCTTGCCGTCTTCATCGCGGTAAGGCCCGGTGTAGCCGCAGTTCGGTCCGCGGTAGCCGCCGGTCATGGCCCAGTGGCAGAAGGTGGTGCATTGCCGGCCTACGGCCTCGCCGGTGAGGTCACCTGGCCAGGCCAGCTCCCAGGCCACCGCCTCGCCGTCCTCACTGGTCTTCTGATCCAGGTACCAGACCTCGACGACCTCCTGGGTGGGGTCGGCAGTCGGGTTTCCGGCAGGAAAGTTGCGCGCGTCCAGGTACTCGACCAGCGTCTCCCGCAGCACCAGGCGGAACTGAAGCAGGTCCTCGAAGGCCAGGCACAGCGCTGTGATCCGCCCCGAGACGTTACCCGCCGAGAACGTTGGCCGCGGCGCCGTCCCATCGCTGGTCGCCTCAATACCCTCCAGCTGGACAGGCCAAGCCGCATACTCCACGCCCTTCCACCAGATCGACTTGGCCGGCAGCTGATCGGCATTGGCGCCCGCCGCTGCAATCTCCTCGGGGGTATGCGGGATGGCATGGCCATGGAAATACAGCACGTCTGCACCGAAGTCGCCGCCGTCCAGCTCGAATAGCCGGATCTCGGCGCCTGGCTCGAGCTGCTGAAACCGCGTCTGCAAACTCATGGGTGGAACGCCTGCTCGAAGGTGACGGTGAGGGTGTAGATGTCAGCGCCGTGCGCAGCCAGGCGATGCTCGCTGGCCTTGTAGAAGCCCAACGCTCCAAGAGGCGGGGTCCACAGGAATGAGCGGTAGCCGGCGTGGCGATCCAGGAAGTCCCGGATAGCAACGATCGTGGCCCGGCCACCCTTGAAGGTCAGCGGCCAGCTCTGCGACTTGTTGTTGAGCCCGTCGCCGACCACCTGGGCATAGCCGTCTCCGAACTGAGAGGTTCGAGTTCGGTAGGTGGCCGTGCCTTCTGGATCAAGCCGCGGGCTCCAGGTGAAAGTCTCAACGGCCATTAACGAGCCTCCAGATAGATCCGCCGGTGGCGAGTTGTTGCTGAACGACGCGGAACGCGCCGTCGCTGATCATCTTGCCCAGCTGCTTGCCAGCGTCCCCGGCCTGAGACTCATCCGTCGTTGAGGTGGCGTTGCCGCCGGCATCCACATGCACATCGGTCTTGATCATGATCGGCGCAGCCGCGGTCGGCAGCGTGCTCTGGCTGCCGCTCAAGGCACGGACGCCCAGCGAACCATCAGCAGCCCGGGTAAGAGGCATGATGGCCTCCGGGCCGGCTTCCCCGAATACACCAGCGCCCTTAGCAAAGGCGAACAGCTTCGGCGTGCTGTGCACCTGGTTGCTGTAGGCCGAGAGGCTAGGGCTATCGTAGACGCCGCCCTTGGCGTTGTAGCTGAGCCCAGCGGTTTTGAGCTGCGGGTTGAAGGTGGTGGACGACGCGCCGACCGACGCAGTGGTACTGGTCGGCGCGGTCCCGCCGCCGAAGTAACTTGCGGCCACCTGGCCGGCAACGCTCAACAGTCCGCTCAGTGCCTGGCTACTGGCCGAGCGCACGGCAATCTTGGCCATGTCCGCCAGCACCGACTTGGCGAAGTCGGCGAACGACAGCTTGCCGGTCATGGCGAAGCTCACGATCGCGTCCTCCATGCTGCTGAAAGCATTGGTGAACAGGCTCTTGGTCTGCCCGGCCACATCGCGCGCGCTCGCCAGATAGTTCTGGTAGGCATCCTGGGCCCCGAGCGACCAGTCGCCGCTTTGGCGATCCAGCTCAGCATAGTAGTCACGGGACTGCTTGAGGGCCTTTTCCTGACCGGCCCGGATCTTGTCTGCCGCCTCGTTGTACCGGTCCGATCCCAGCAGATCCTTGGGCGTGGCCTTGTCCAGCTGCTCTTGGTACCGCTGGAACTCCCGATAGATCGACTTCTGCTGATTCAAGCGCTCCCGGTATTGGTCACCCAGGCCGGCGCCGTCCAGCTGGCGGCCGTACTGCTCGGCCTGCGAAGCCAGGGTGCTGGCGATCGAGGCGTCCAGTTGGGCCGCGCGCTCGGTGAGCTTCTGCAGTTCCTGCTTGTGGACGATCTCCTGCTCAATCGCTGCGTTCTTCTGCAGCTGCGCTTTGATCTGGTCCTGGCTGGCCAGCAGGCTCTGCTGGTCGGCCGTGAGCGTCTGCTTGGTCTTCAGGTCGGCGATCTGCTGTTCGAACTGCGCCAGCTTCTGCTGGGAGGCGGTCAGCTTCTCGCTGCTGGAGAGCTGTTCCTCCAGGCTGCTCTGCTGCTGGCGCAGGGCCAGGAGGGTCCGGGTTGCCTCGTCGTCCGAATAGGCCTTGGCCCGCGGCGTCTTCTTCTTGTCCTTGAATTTCTCCTCGATGCCCGCCAGCGCACCGGCGTACTCGCGCTCGATAGCTGCGGCATCGGCACCGGTCACGCGCAGCCGTGCAGCGCGCTCCCGATCCAGCTCGGCGATGGCGTTTTTCTTCTTCGCCTCGTTGTCCAGGCCTGCAAGGTACTTCTGGTGCATCGACGTGCTGGCAGCGATGGCTGCTCGCTCGTCCTCGGCTGCAAGGCCCTGAGCCTGGGCGATGGAGTCCTGAGTGGCCTTCTGCTGCTTGAGGAAGTCCAGTTGCCCCTGCAGCGCCGCCCGCTGGGCATCCTGGGCGGCCTGATCGCGAGCAGCCTGCCGGCCGGTCAGCGCGCTCCGTGCTGGCAGTTCGTCCAGCTGCTTCTGCGCCTTCTCGATCTGCTGCGCCAGAGTGTCCTCGCGGCCGATATTGAGCATCGCGTCCCAGGCCCTTTTCGCGCCGCTGGTGACGCTGTTCCAGGCCGACTCCAGGGAGCCGAGATTCTCCTTGATGTTCTTGGCGCGCTCCTGCAACGCACTGGCGTAGGTGGTCTCAGCCAGATTCGCGGCAGCGGTCTTGTTCCCCTGCTCTTCCAACGCGCGGATCTGGTCGTAAACTGCGGCGGTGAGGTAGTTGTATTGCTCGTTCAGCGCGGCCGAGGCCTTGGTCGGCTCCTCTGCCAGGCGCTTGAACTCAGCGACCGTCTCGGAGACAGCCTTGCCGGTAGCGGACTCCCAGGCCACCGCGGCGACGGCCATATCCTTGAATTGGTCGCTGGTGAGCGAGCCGGTGGCCACCAACTGCGCCAGGGCATCAGCGGCGGCGCCAGTGGTGCCGGTGACGCCGCTGACTTCCTTGGCCAGGTCCGCCATCTGGCCGGTGTTCTTGCCTGCCAGGTTGCCAGTCGAGACCAGGGACACACGGAAGGCATCCTGCTCGGCACTGCCCTGCTTATAGGCCAGCGCGAGAACGGCAGCAGCCGCGGCCAGCAAGGTGAAGGGGTTGATCATGCCGGTGATGTAGCCGCCCAAGGCGCGTGCCGCCGGGCCGATACCGCCGAACATGTCCTTCAGCTGGCCGCCCTGCTGCAGAAGTACCTGCAGCGGCTGTTGGCCGGCCTGCAGGCTGACCACGATATCGGTGAACTGCGCTGGCACACCCCGCAGCGCGGCCGCCTGAGCCTTGGCGCTCATGGTGTACTTGTCGTTTGCCGAGGTAGCACCCGCCAGGCCGTCGCGCATAGCATTCAGCTTGCCCAGGTACTCGGCATAATCGTCAGCCGGCAGGCGGTTGGCCTTGCGATGGGCGGCCAGCTGCTGCTCCATCTTGTCGAGCTCGCCCAGGCGCGCCACCACCGGGTCGATCTTGCCCAGCAGCTTTTCGAGGTCATCCTGCTGCTTCTGGGCGTCGGCCTTGAAGCGCTGCATCGAACGCGTGGCACGGTCCATGCCCTGCTCGAAGCCACCGGTCTTGGCGACCAGGTCAAGCGTCAAACTGCCGAGGGAGCGGGTTGCCATGTCTCAATTCCAGGTGGTGGCCCGCCGAAGCGGGCGATCAGTGCCAGGTGGCCATGGCCTTTTCGATGGAAATGCCGTTCGCATCCTCCTCGGCCTGGGCCAGGGCGGACTCGTAGGGCATGAAGGCCTCCATCTCCACCTCGCCGCCGTGGATCCGCGTCAACACCGTGGCCAGCATGGCGAAGCCGTGCTCCAGGCGATTGCCCAGGTTCAGGCTGCCGCGGCGTCGGAGATAGACGTACCAGTCCATGGCTTCGGCGTAGGTGAGGCGATTCTTGGCTTCGAGGATCGTGCGCCCGCCGATGCCATGCAGCACGAGCTCGTGCCACATCTCATCGACGGGGGTCAGTTTTTTGCTTCGGCCTTCCCGAGGCCGTTGACCTCATGCACAACTTTCAGCAGAGCGAAGGCCAGGTTCGGCTCGAGGTTCAGCGCGTCCTCGTAGGGAATCTGCTCATCGCCCTTCTCGCCCAGCAGCACGCATTCGCTGATCAGCTTGGCGTTGCGGCTGCGCTTGGCCAGCGCGGCCTCGTCTTCGCCGGCGGCCGGTGCATAGAGCTGCTCGACCACGGCGAACGACTGGCGCTTCACCAGCACGGTGAACTCGTCGATCATCGGCTTATTCTTGGCGTCCAGCTGACCGCGATTCCACTGGATGGTCTTCTTCACGGGCGCCGCTTCGACAAAGGCACCGGCGGCTTTCAGGTCGTTCAGGTTCATGGATTAGGTGCTCTTACGCTGCCAGGTGGAGCCGCCGGTACGCTGCACGGTGGCTGCGGTGCTCACCACCGAGTTGGTGGCGAAATCGAAGGGGAAGTCCGAGACGTAGCCGTCGAAGATGAACCAGGTGCGCGTGGTGGGCAGCACGAAGTCGGTCCCTTCGGTGTTGGTGGTCGGTACCGCGGTGGGCGCGCCCTTGTCGTCCTTCGGGCCATCGGAGAAGCCCACGACCCAGCGCACGGTGTTCTTGCCGGCGGCCTGGGACAGCTCGTGCAGGCGGACGTGGCTGGCCTTGGTGGCGTCGGCCTGGATGGTCATCGAGGCGCTGCCCGGCGTGCGCAGGCCCTTCTCGAAGGTGCGGTCCTGGTCCTTGAGGGTAGTGGTGTCGATCTGGTCGGCCGGGTTGCCGCCGGGGTTGAAGGCGGTGACGCCCTCGATTTCCATCACGGTGTTCTTGCCGGTGCCGGTGGAAGGCGGGACCAGGGCGAAGATCTGGGTTCCTTGGGTGAGCATTGCCATTGGAGCGTCTCCTGCGGGCATGAAAAAACCCGCCGGAGCGGGTTGGATGATGATTCGGTGGGTCAGCGGTGGACGATCCAGTCCAGATCGAAGCTGACGCGGAAGTTCTTGGTCTCGGGGTCGCGCCCCTGGCCGTTGTAGGCGACGACATAGGCCACGCCTTCGAGCGTGTCTCGCAATGCCATGGCGGCCGCGAGGGTGCTGGCGCCGGTGGTGCCGTAGATGTCCACCTGGGTCCGGAACCCATCCACGTCCGGGCGGCCGGACAAGAAGTTGTCCGGGTTGCCGCTGATGGTCTGCCAGACGGCGTAGGGCAACGCCGCGCCCGCCTCGGCCTCGCCGAAGGGATAGACCCGCACCGGGTCGGCGCCGAATAGCGCCTTGACCTCGTTGGAGGCGGCAGCGGCCTTGAACAGCGGTGGAAACATCAGACCATCTCCTTGTTCAGCTCATCATTGAGCACGTCGACGAAGGTCTGGATGACGTCCGGCACGTTGTTATCCAGCGCCGGCCGCATGAAGGGCTTGGCCCGGGAGTGCTCGGTACCGAACTCGACGAATTTCCAATAGGTGGGGTACGGCGATCGCTTGTCGTATCGGGCGCCGCCGATGATCCCGACGCGCATGACGATGCCGCCCTCGCGACGACCCTTGATCGTGCCCTCGCGGGTGACGATGAAGTCGGCGATGTTCATCGGGGTTTCGGGATCATCTTGCTGGTTAGCCCGGTCGACCGCTTCATCGCGAACGATCTTCATCGCCGCCCGGGCGGCGCGGCGCACCGAGGAGCGCTGGACCTTCTCCGGCAGCTGGGTCAGCCGCTCGATCGCATCGTCCACGCCTTTCAGGGTGAAGGTGATCATGCTCAGCCCTCATTCAAGCCGCCGGACACCATCAGGGTGAGGTACTCGCGCCCGGATTTCTCGTCGGGCAGAACGGCCTCGATGTTGTAGGTGGTACCGCGGTGCACGGCGCGCATGGCGACGGTCACCCCGGCGCGGTACCGGATGACGATGCGGGCGGTGACTTCGTTCTGGGTAGCCTGGCCGGCGATGAATTCGCGGCCGCTCACCGGTTTCACATCGCAGGGAATCGGCTTGGCCGTCACATCGACCCAGCCACTGATCATCTCGCCCGTGTTCGGGTCCTGGTGACGCCCATCGCGCTGCAGCATCACGCGCTGCCGGAGCTGGCCGGCGCGCATCACACACCCAGCCCGGTACGGTACGGCTGCAGCAGGTGCCGCGAGCCCAGAGGGATCTCGGCGACGGTTACGCCGGTGGCCACGTCCTCGCGATTGGCGAACAGGTGGCCCAGGATCAACAGACAGGCTGCCTGAATGGAAGGGTTCACGATCATCGCGCAGGCCTTCATCTCGACCTCAGCGCGGGCATCGGCGAACGCCTTGGCGGCACGGTCACGCGCGCCCTGGCGATCTTCGGGGTCAACCACCGCCTGAGCGGCAGCCACGGCCTGCTCATAGCGGATACGGGTAGAACTGATCGCCGCCGGCACCTCGGCCACGGCGGCGTCCAGCGCAGCCTGATCAGCGTAGAACCGGCGCTGCATGAACCGGCTGGCTGAGTCCTCGGCCGCATCCAGTAGGGCCTGGACCAGTTCCTGGTCCTCGGGCTCGGCCAGCAGGTGCTGCATGGCCAGCTCTATGCTGATCACGGACATCGCTTACTCCTGAGGCGGGTTGTCGTTCGGCTGGCCAGCGGGAGGCTGGTCGGCAGGCGGTTGGTCCGCCGGGGGCTGTTCGCCGGCAGCCAGCGGGGGCGTGTCGGCCGGCGGGGCGTCAGCAGCAGCAGCAGCAGCAGCAGCAGCAGACGACAGCGCGGCCAATTGCTTGGCCAGTTCGGCTTCCGCCTCCTCCCGCTTGCCGATGAAGTCACCGACCCGGGCGCCCTGGGCGTCGACGATGATCCACCGCTGCCCCTTCTTCTCCAGCCGCAGAGCAGCGGAATCCTCAGTGCCGGGAGGAACGCCCAGCGGAGTGCTGGTGCCTGGCGCTTTCTTCTCGCCACCCACCTCGCCCACGATCTCGCACAGCTTCAGCTGCTCGAGCTCCTTGGCAAGCCAGACCGGCGCGGCGTAAGGCTCATTGTCGACGTCACGGATGGTGCCGCGGTCCTCGTAGGCACGCAGCGGCTTGATCAGTAGATCGGACATGTCTCACCTCGAAGGGCCGGCAGCGCCGGCCCGTTGCAGGGTTTTAGGCGCCAGCAGCGGCAGCCGCGAGCTTGCCGGTGACGAAGGCTTCGGTCCGGTAGATGGCCAGGGCCAGGCGCTCTTCGGCGCGCAGGGTGACCATGTTGTTCTCGAAGTCCTTGTCGTTCTCGGTGGAGATCAGCACCTCGACGTCCATGCGGTCGAAGATCTGAGCGCCCAGCTTGAACGCACCGGTGAGGAAGTCGTTCTGCTTCATCGCCTGGGTGGCCACCACCGGGCGGTTCCACAGACGGGCAGCGGTGCCTTCCTGCGGCTGGCCGATGATGTAGCGGCCGACGTCGTCCTTGATCAGCTCGATCAGGGCCCAGTCGATGGGGTTCAGCACGATGCCATCCGAGGGGAATTCGGCGAGCTCGGCCTGCAGCAGTGCCAGGCGCAGGCGGTCGATGCGCTGCTCACCGGTCACGGTGACACCGCCGGGCGCGGCGTATTGAGCGGCCACCGGCACCAGGCCCTGCAGGTTGGCGCCGGCGCCGCTGCCGTACAGCAGCTGGGACTCTTCAGCCAGCAGCAGGCCGTAGCGGGCGCGGGCGTCGATGTAGCTCTGCAGCGCCTTGGCATCATCCAGGATCTGGCGCGAGGCCTTGAACAGGTGAGCGATGGTGCGCACCGGCGCGTTGACCAGGGCGGTGGTGATGTCGGAGTACGGCTTGGCGCCGCCCTCGGCAACGGTTGCCGCGTTGTTGGTGAAGCCGGTCTCGCGAACGTACTCGATGGAGCCCGACTCGGTCTGCCCCGGAGCGACCAGGTCGCGGATGGTGGCACGGCGCAGGCCAGGCAGCGCGACGGTATCCAGGCGCTCGGCCGGGGCCAGGCCGCCCGCAGTGGTGGTGGTGATGGCAGCGCGCGGCACGGACACACGGCGAGAGCCGCGGAACGAGGAGTTCACGCCATCCATCTGCTCGCTGGCAACGAACAGCTCGCCGGCGGACTTGGGGGCCTCGGGGCGCTGGGTGGCGCTGTTGGCAGCGACCAGCTTCTGCTCGGCTTCGAGCACGCGGGCCTGCAGCTCGCCCTGCTTCATCAGCAGTTCGTCGACCTTGGCCGAGGTTTCCTTGGTGAGACCTTCGTGGCGGGCGATGTCCTTTTGCGCTTGCTCGGCATGCGCCTTCAGCTGGTCACCGATGTCCTTGAGGTTGGCCTGGGTCTGCTTGTACTGCTGTTCGATGTCTTCCTCACCGATCTTGCCCATCTGGGCGTTCCAGCCGCGATAGCTGGACTGGCCGGGCTTGACCAGGGCAGTCGCAAGACCGACCACGAAGACCGAGCCGAAGATAGCCTCGGGCGTGGCGCCGAAGGTCATGGGGATCAGGGCAGCGATGGACAGCACAGCCATCAGGAATGCCGGGGACAGACGAAGTTTTCTCATGGTGTGAAGCCTCATGCGGGAGTAGGGAAAGAGAGTTTCGGGAGCGGTGCCAGGTCGAGCGCGACAGCGCGGGGCTTGTCGGTCGAGGCAGCGTCTTGCGTGCCCCCGCCAGCAGCGCGCGGCGTGCTGGACTTGAAACTGGCGAAGAGCTCGCGCCGTTCGCTGCGGGTCATGCCCGCCTTGGCCAGGGCGACATCCATGGCCTTGAGCGCGTTGCTCTGCTGGGTCTGCTCGTCCTGGCGCTCGGTGATCTCGTCCGAGGACAGCAGGCCGGTGGCGAAACCCAGCTCCAGGGCGCGCTTGCCGCGGATAAAGGTCTCGTCGTCCATCATCTCGGCGACGTCGGTGACCGGCTGGCCGCTGCCTTCGGCGTAGAGGTCGGCCATGGCGGCGTCGAACTCTTCCATGGTCCCGGCGATGTCGCGCAGGCCGTGACGGTTACCGACGGCCAAGGTCCAGCAGTTGTGGATCATCAGGAAGGCGCTCATCGCGACTTCGCGCTTGGCGCCGGCCATGTAGATGACCGAGGCAGCCGAAGCGGCCAGGCCGAGCACCTTGGTGGTGATGGGCTGGCTGTGCTCGCGCAGACGGTTGTAGATGGCCAGGCCTTCGAACATGTCGCCGCCAGGCGAGTTGATGTAGACGGTGACCGCCTTGTCGCCGATGGAGCGCAGGGCAGCATCGATGCGGGAGACGGTCACGCCGTCGCCGTACCAGTCCTCGCCGATCACCCCATAGATGGTGATGGTGTCGCTGGTGGACTCCACCGCCGCCTTGATGGCCGGGTTCCATTTGTCGAGCGCGCGCGGGCTCAGCTCGCAGCGGAAGCTGCCAGCCTTGGATTTGAATTGCATGAGTTACCCCTTGGAGTTTGCCGGCTGGTCCAGCCAGTTCTGCAGAGCAGCCCTTGCGGCTTGCCCGTCGTCGCCCTGACCGAGCTTGTCGATTGGGGACAGGTTGGTTTGCACGGTGAGCACACCGGCGTTGCCGCCCATCCTGGGCAGGTTCTCCTTCATGCGGCATTCGTCGCGGGTGTAGATGCCGTTCTGCACCATCTGCGAATACAAGGTGGCGCGGCCGGCGCTGTCGGCGCGCAGCAGGCCCTCGATGGAGAACTCCGAGTAGATCTGGCGGCGCTGGGCCGGCGTGAGCAGGTTGCGGTTGATGCCCTCCTCGATCCGGCGCATGTAGCTGCGCAGGGTGAAGGTCAGGAAGCGCAGCAGCTTCTGCTCGAGGCCCGTGCCCCAATTCGACGCCTTGTCGCTGTACCCCGCCAGGGTCGGGTCGACCATGTAGAAGCGGCAGATCTCCTCGGCGCTGTACTCGCGCGATTCCAGCAGCTGGGCATCGACCGGATTGATCCCGATGACCTTGGCGCTGACGCCCTCCTCCAGCACAGGTGACTTGCCGGCGTTCATGGCGCCGCTGATGCGCTGGACGTAGTCCCGAAAATCATCCCGCTGCTTCGGCGAGAGGGTCTTGTTCACCTCGAAGGCGACCGTCTGGTGCATGCCGTTCTTGAAGGTGGAGCCGGCCACGTCTTCCGCCGACATCGCCGCGCCGAAGACATCGGCGCCGTAGGCGATGGGCGACAGGCCGATCTGGCCGTCCAGCGAGAACGCCGGAATGTGCATCATGTCGCTGCCCGCGATGTCGCGCAGTTGACCGTTCTTCTCCCGGTACCGGTAGAGGATTTCGCCGTTGTCAGCGACGTCCAGGTCCATGCGGTTGGGCAGCAGAAACTCCAGCGCTACGATCCGGCCGCCGATGCGGACGATCTCGACGAAGGCATTGCCACGCAGCAGCATCGAGGCGACCACCGCCTCCCAGAACTGCACGGCGGTCATGCGGCTGTTGGGGTTGGTGTTGATGATCCAGTGCAGGTCGTTGTCGCTGGCCACCTTGCGGCCGCCGTCGGCCTGGCGCATGTACAGGCCCAAGGGCAGCGTGGCGATCGTCTCGGAGATCAGCCGGACGCAGGACCAGCAGGCCGCCAGGCGCATCGCCTTGTTGACGGTGATGGTCTTGCCGGTAGCGGACGTGCTGCCGACCGTTTGCGCCCAGATGCCGCCGGCGCCACCGGATAACGACCGACCGACCCAGTCGATGATCGAGGTCTGCGGCGCGGACACCGCGCTGCTGAGTACGGACAGGAGGGACTTAGCCACTGGTCAGCCCTCTTCGGATGAATGCCGCCGCGGCGAAGCACGAGGCAGCACCAGCGAGCAGCGCCCAACCCAGGCCGAGCAGGATGAAAACGCCGGCCACGGCCAGGCCAAAGCCCAGCACTGCGATCAGCAGGTAGAGGATCGATGCGGTGCTCATTCGAATATGGGGTCCCGGATTGAATCCATGAATCGGTCCATGCCGCCGTCGCCGAGCGTGACCTTCGCCATCGCCCGCCCCACCGCCATGATCAGCGCCACGGCGCCGTCGATCTTGTTGTCATCGCCCTGCTTGATCGGTCGCACGACGTCGTCGTTGCCGGGCAGGTTCTTGCCCACCACGTTGCCGATACACCAGGTCATGATCGGGTTGCCGTCGTGGTGGAAGCGGCCTGACTCGATGGCGGCTTCCAGCTCCTTCATCGGGTCGGACATGTTGGTGTAGTTCTGCACGATGGTGACGGGCGTCAGGCCCTCGTCATCGAGCTGGTGGCTCAGATTCGTGGCACCGTGCGGGTCGATTGGGCTTTCCAGCACCGGGGCGGCCTGGTTGGCCTCCTTGGCTTCCTCGAGGATCTCCCGGTAGTCGATCTCGGCGCCGGCGGTGACCTGTAGGTCGCCGGTGTTGATCCACTTCTGGAAGCGCTCGGCCATCCGCCGGTTGTCGGTGTCGTAGGCGGTGTCTTCCGGTACCCAGAAGCCCGGCGCCACGCTGTAGTAGTGGATCTTCCCGTCGATCACGCGCCAGAACAGCCGGGCCATGGAGTTCATGTCCAGCTTGCGCGCCAGGTCGAAGCCCAGGATGCACTCCTGTCCCTCGAACTGCTCCAGGGTCAGCGTCTTGTCCTCGCAGGCCTTCCAATTCTCGACGTTGAAGAAGCCCGCCTTCGCGCTCACCCACAGGTTGAGGTGCTTGGTCTTGAACGTGTTGGTGAAGCGCGCCGAACGGATCGCCCGGGCCAGCTGGCTCTCTAGGTACTCCTGGAACACCGACACCCCCATGCAGGGGTTGGCCTTAGCCAAGTTCTTCGGGTCGGTCCAGTCGTCGCCCTCGTCGAGGGTCCAGATGTAGCCGAACAGTTCCGGATCCGGTACCACGCCGGACAGCATCTCGATGACCTGGCGGCGCTTGTCGTAGCACGGGCCCTCGATGTTGGCGCCGGCCGTGGTGATGATGAACATCAGCGGCTGTCGGCGGGCCCCCATGCCGGTGAGCATGGTGTCGTACTGGGCCGAGCTGTCGTGCTCGTGGAATTCGTCGATGATCGCGCAGCTGGGTGACGCACCGTCGCCCGGGTTGCCAATCAGCGGCTCGAAGCGGCTGCCCTCGGCGGGCACGTTCATGTTGGAGGCGTTCACCTCGATCCCTGCGGCCTCGATCAGCATTGGCGAGCGCTTCACCATCAGCCGGGCCGGGCGGAACACCTCCCAGGCTTGCTTCTCGGTGGTGGCACCGCTGTAGACCTCACCGCCAAACTCGCCGTCCGCGACGAACATGCTGATGCCGACGCCGGCGGCGATGACGCTCTTGCCGTTCTTGCGGGGCACCTCCCAGTAGCTCTCGCGGAAGCGGCGGAAGCCGGTCTTCTTCCGGACCCAGCCGAAGGTGACGGCCATGCCGAAGGCCTGCCAGGGCTCGAGGGTAATCAGCTGTCGCTTGAACGCCCACTCGCCCTTGGTGTGGGGCAGCAGCTGGATCAGCTTCAGCTTCTTCTCGGCCTTGGCCGGATCGAACTTGAATGGGTAGCCCTTGCCGCGGCTGTCCGACACATCGTCGAAGTGCCGCTGGATCGCCTGGTGCACATACCGGCAGGCAGGCACCTTGCCCTTGAGGACGGACCGAGCCCACGCCAGCGCCTTGTCGACGTTGGGGGTCTTGGTCTTGGCCATCAGGAACTCAGTAGCGCAGCAAATTCGTTGGTGGATTTCTGTTTATTGCCGCCGATCAGCCGGGTGCGGCTAGCTGGGTCCAAGCCGAGCAATGAGCCGAAGGTCACCATCTGCCGCATCGTCTCGTTCGCTGCGGTCAGGGCTGGGTTCTTCATCGGCCCACCCTGGGCGCCTTCCACAACGATGCCGTGGGTGTTGATCGATTCCTGGGCCATGCGCCAGTTGCCATAGGCCGTGCAGAAGGCCTCGACGTTGTGCAGGTCGGTGAGCGCCAGCACGTTCTCACGCAGCAGCTCGGGAATGATCATCTTCCACATGTCCGCCGCCCGGTCGTTCAGCCACTCGGGCGGATCGACGTTGGTGACCGTGGAGAACTGGGGTTCGGCCTTGTTCAAGGCCCGCTTTCCGGGGTTACCGGCGAGCTGTTTCTTGGCCGTGGGCTTCGGCTTGCGACCTCGGCCAGCGACCGCCGCTGTGCCGCCCATGGCGCGACTCCTGAATTTTTAATTTCGCGGGTGTAAAAAAACGACGGGGGGCGCGGTGTCCATGGCGAAGGCCCCAGGGTTTTGACCCGCCCCGCCCTCTTGCGGTACGTCACTGACGTGCCTATAAGGGCTGTGACGTGCCACATCAGGCCCAATACGTGTACACGGCTGGCCGGCGACCCGCTGTGGAATCGCGCTTGGTCTTCACCCGATGGCAGTAGTGATTGATCGCTGCCAGGTTGTCCAGGCTGTCCGTACCGCCTTGAGCGAGCGGCACCACGTGGTCTACCTCGTGCGCTGGCCTGACGCGCTGCAAGCGCTTGCACTCTTCGCACTGGCAGAGGTAGGCATCACGCTTCAGCACCTGTTCGCGCATCCGGCGCCACGGCCGGCCACCACGACCAGAGCCCTGCCGATTGGCCCAGGCCTTCACCTGGTCGGAGTGCTCATCGCAGTACCCGCCAGCGTTGCGGGTTAACGCGTTGCAGCCCCGGGCGCGGCATGGCTTGTTGGGTCGGAGCGCCATTAGATAGGCCTGCCTGCCAGGTCACGGCGTGGCGCCTCAGCCATAGAGTTCTCGTCCTGCTGGTCGGCCAGGTAGTCCATCATCTCGCGGTTGCTCTCGGCCAACAGCCTGTTGCTCTCGGCCAACTCCAGCATTGCCTCAGTCTGGCGTGCCAGCGCGGCTATCAGTTCTTGGTGCTCAGTCATGCTGACCTCAGGGCGTTCCACTCGGCCACGCGCTCACCGGCGCCATCAGGGCCGAAGAACCAGTTGTCCGTGACGATCAGTGCCTTCTGGCCAATCTCCAAGGTTCTTGAGCGTCACAGGCAGGATTCCAGAAATCAATTCGTAACATGTCACGTTTCCGCAGGGCCGCGCCGCTACAGATTTAAGCCCTTCAGGCCCTCATGGAAGCGTACGAACCATTCTGCTTAGGGAAGGCGCGGGCATACAGCAATGCGACCAGTTCGCCAGCGCAAAAACCGCCGCGACACCCACCAGTCACCAGTGCCTCCTGCGATGCGAAGAGATGCACGTAAACCTCGTAGGCCTTCATGGTCACTCCTCGCAGCGCCTGTGCACGTTCGCTGCGGAGCAATTCGGGATGAACTGGGATGTCGCTCATGGGTAATCCTCCTGAGGCGCTGTGTCGTCACCCCATTGCTTAGGCAGTAAGAAGATGCGAATACAGAGTTGGGCGACCCCAGGTCGGGGCTCCATCATTCAAGGACAACTCTGTGGACTGGCTTCTTTTCTCTGTAGTCGTCTTTGGCTGCTTGCTCACGCTTGGCTTGCATCTCGAACATCGCAAGTATCAGCAGCGCAATAGGCAGGAGATCGACCAGCAATATGTTGCGTCCTTAGAGGCGCTCTGCATCGGATCGGCGAATATTTGCAAAGAAAGTTTGGCGCTTGGTCGAAGGACAAAGGCGGGCAAAAAGCCCTTTGAGGTCCATCGAATCCTTCACGTCGCACCTGATCGTTGGTACCTATACACACATGTGGAAGACTCTGAGCCGTTGATGACGGCTATCTCGGAGCAACGCGCTAAGACAGCTATCGCGCATAGATTCAGGGGTAGCCTTTAAGCGGCTCGCGATGGCCGCCCCACTGCTCTGGCAACGTGCACGCCGAGACCTCAATGGCGTAGAGCTTGGCCGGCACCTGCATGGAGCCCATCTCAAAGCCTGGCGCCGCGACGTAGATCGTCTGCAGCGTGTTGCGGCACTCCCATGTTCGGGTGACGTAGCCTGAGCCGGTCCCCACCAGGAACACCACGATCAGGGCCAGGGCCCAGCGAAAGACCGTTCGAGCCTGTCTCATCCGTGCGCCCTCCGCACCCGGCGCTGAATCTGCCGGCGATCCCGGCCATCCACCAGAGCGCCGATCCGGCGGAAGAAATAGGCGCCGCAGAAGATCGTGTGACCGACCACCAGCGCGCTCGCCATGCTGTTGTTGATCAGCTTCCAGGGCTCCATCAGCCACAGGGCCATGTGCGCCAGCACGTACAGGGTCGAGGCCGTGACGATGAACATCACCTCGGTCCGGTCGTCTTGGCGGAACCGGTTGCCGTTAGCGGCGAACCAGACGCACCGGGCGATAACCAGGCCGTAGGCCAGAACGGCGGCAATGGAGATCAGCAGCATCAGTTGGCTCCAGGCGGGTTGAACCGCTCTATCGCGCCCTTCACCTTTACTTCAAGCATTCCCAGCACGGGGTAGGCGCAGAACCCGAGCACCATCAGGTAGCCCGAGCGGTATTCATTGGTCATGGGGATGAAGTAGCCCGACACCTTGCCGACGAAAAAGGCCGTCAGGAACTTGATGGCGAAGCTCTTCGCGGAGAACCGCATCTCGGTGGTCGGCGGCCAGAAGTAGCTGATCACGCCGCCGAAGCCGCCGAGGAATCCAGGCATGCACCAGAGCAGGATGGATTCGAGCATCTGGTCCACTGGCACACCTCAAATAAATACTACTTTCGTGTTGTATATACTACACACGGGTAGTATACTGACCCCATCAACACAACGAGATGAGGTGATGAAAGGAAGCGAGTTCAGACGGTGGTTGAAAGCCCAAGGGGTGAAGATCGAGAAGGGCAAAGGCGGTAGCCACTTCAAAGTCACCGCTCCAAACGGCAACACGACGACCTTTCCGGATCACGGCGCTAAAGAGATGAAAGAGCCGACCCGGAAAGCAATCATCAAACAACTGGGGCTCTGAGAGCCCCCTTCGCCGTTTCAGCAGCGCACTGCATCGCCAGTACCAGGCCACAGGAGGCCACCATGTACAGCTACGCTATTCGATTCGAAACCGACGACACTCCCGGCCTGGCCGTGTTCTGTCGCGACCTGCCAGAGTTCAACAGCTACGGCGATGACGAGGCTCATGCCCTGCGCGAGGCCGTGGACGGCATTGAGACCACCCTGTCGATCTACGTCGACCAGCGCCGCGCCATCCCCCGGGCCAGCCCGGCGGAGCCTGGCGAGCTTGTCGTGCATCTGCCGGTAGCGACCGTGGCGAAGATCGAGCTGTGGAACGCCATGGTCGAGCGCGGTATGCGCAAGGCCGATCTGCGACGCCTGCTGGGCGTTGCCCAGAACACCAGCGACCGGCTTGTCGACTTCCTCCACGCCTCGAAGATCGAAGCGCTGGAGCAGGCCCTGGCCGCCCTTGGGCGCGACCTGCAGGTAACGACAATGGACACGGTACCGACTGAGTACACGGTCACCTACAAGAAGGACGGCGCGTCAGCATCCAAGGTCATTTACGGGATGCTGTCAGACCTTCAAGCGCTGCTGGTGCTGCTCCGGCTGGAGGGCGTCAGCTATCAACCCTCGCCCGACACGAACATCTGGGAGATCGCTAGCCAGGCTGGACTCAGCGATGTGTCAGTGCGACGGCGCCAGTTGGAAGAAACCGCCTAAACGAAAAGCCCAGCGCGGTGGCTGGGCTTTGATTGGTTTGCAATAGAGCTAACGGGGAGCTGGCTCCTGATCGTCGCTATCGCCTATCACTGGATCCTCCGGAGTGTCCGAATCGCCATCAGGCTGATTTGCCGGATCAATCTCATCGGGGGCAAGAGGTTCGGCTGGATCAGGCTCGGTAGCCTGCGCCAAGCGAGACCCCGCGATAGCCGCGTCAACTCCGAAAAGTGATCTCGCTATCATCGCCGGCGCAAGCGGCGAGCTGAAACGCTGGAAGATGCTGGACGTAGTGATCATTTACCACCTCACGATGAGGCCGAGGATGGCCTCATAAGCTTGGAAGTGGAAACCAGACGAGTGTTCAGTGGCCACCATTACCGGCGGTCTCTATTTTACGGCACCAGCTTATCGTTCCGGTCTGCTACTAATGACCTATCCGAAAGCCTTTGCTGGCGCAGCTTAGCCATCTTTTGTACACGCATCTCAGCATTGCGAGCCTGCGTCTCTTCCAAGGTCGGAGGCAGATCTTCAGGACGCGCACCGGCATCCACTATTGGTCTCGTTTTGTCAGACATTTCTCATCTCATGATTGCGGTATGGGCAACGCATGGGAAGGCAGACAGTACGCGTCGTTCAGTGGCCACTATCACCGGCGGTCTGTTAGCTGGACATAGCTAGCAATGAAGCGGATTGGTGCCCAATTCTACGGACACCGCAAGGCTTACGCTTGTGCGAACCGTTAGGTCAGATGAAAGACTCGCGGGTAAGGATCTAGCGAGAGGATTAGAGATGAATGACCTTCCAAGAAGGCTAGAGCTATTAGCCTACGTACGGACATTTTTCCCTGATGGCTTCGAGATTGGATTGGAGCGAAGCAAGGCGCATTCGGATTGGCGCATTCTCACGATCCGGGAATTGGCCACCCGAAATACTGCCACCTACGAAGCACCGGCTTTCGCAATTTTGGATATCTGCTCAATGAGCAATATTGCTTGCGACTTGCACAATCGATTAGCAGCTGAAGCTCAGCCTCAGCCGTCATCGGCTCGCTTTCAATATAAACGTGCGTAGAACTGCATTGACAGCAGGCCTTGGCCGTACGGTTCTGACTTCAGATTTCGGATAGAACGACAAGGCTTTTCCAGCTGGTTGATACCAAAACTAAAAGCCCAGCGCGGTGGCTGGGCTTGTGTGCCGCTGCATCTTCATCATTCGCAGGATCGGCAAGATAGGGAAATCATCGGCCAAGTGGCCAATCCTGTCAAGCGACTTCTCTTTCGAACAATTCCTGACCTTCAAGCAGGTGAATTGCAGCAGCAATCGCCAACCCCAGGGCCTCGTTTAGCATCTCGTGGATGTAGGACCGCCAGCGCCGCATGGTGCGCTCGGAGGTTCCCTGGTTGTTGTCCCACCGCGCCATGTCGTAGATGTTCTCGCGCAGCACGATGGTGGAGCGCTTGCCCTCGACGCCGGCGCGCTGCGGCATGGCCCAGGCCAGGACGGCGTAGGACTTGAAGTGGTCGTGGGCCGGGGTGGCTATGATCCGGGCCAGGCGCTTGATCGCCGAGGCACGGTCGGCCGGCTCGATGGTGTAGCGGGCGATCAGTGCATCCCAGTGGCGTTCCTTCAGTTGCTTGCGCAGGTAGGCCCGGTATTCGCAGTCCAGCTCGAAACGCTCCTGCCGCGATAGGCCGCCGAAGCCCCCTCGCCCGTCTTGACCCGCGTCTACCCAGGCTGCCGATGCTGTCTTGCCCTCGCTGCCGGCGAGCAGGATGCGGACCAGGGTGGATACCTTGCTACTGCTGAAACTCTGCATGGTCAGTCTCCGGTGTAATGCGAGAAGCCGGCGCCGCGGCGGTTGTTCTCTTGGGTCGGCTGCGTCCGCTGCAGGGTTGCTATCTGGTTCCGTAGATCTCGAATCTTGCGTGCCAGGGTCAGGACCACCTCGCCTTCTGGGATGGGCGATCCATCCGAAGCCAGGACCGCACCAGCTGCCAGGCACGAAGGGCATTCCCACTCGTAGCCAGTGATGCCGACGTAGGTGCCGGCGCCGAAGCAGGCTGGGCACTGGACGGTCGGCTGCACCTGCTTCTTGAAGTCAGGCCCGTGCTGCTTGCGCATTGGCCCTCCGGTCGATCTCCTTCTGGATGTCTTCCATCTCGCCCAGGGCGCTTGACATGTCACGTTGCGCCTTTTGCTCGCCTGCCTTGTTGACGCTGGAGCGGTCCTTCCAGACGCGGCCACCAAGGCGAGAGCCAGGGCGCCGGGCCGACTGGTAGCCACGGCAGGCGTGCGCGGTGCTGGCGGCGTTCGTATAGAGGGACTGGAGCACCATCCGCCGGCGGCGCAGGTCCTCGTCGCTGGCGGTGGCCAGGCGCTGGGCGGCCAGGGTGTTCATCTCGGCGATCACTGCTTCGGCGTCGTCAGGCGCGGCCAGGCGGGCTTCATCGTGGTGGCTGAAGAAGACGACCAGCGAATGGCCGAGGATCTGCCGGGCCAGGCCGGCCAGGTCTTGTGCGGGGTGGTTCATGCCGGTAACTCCTCGATCTCAACCGAAACCGCACCACCGGCAGTCACCGGGCCGCGGATAATGCGCAGGTCATCGATCTGGCTGTCGTCGACCCAGGCACCGCCATGGGTCAGGGCGTCGAGCAGCCCCTTGAGCATGTTGTCCGGGTCGCGCAGGCGGCGATCTGGCGGACAGGCTGTGATGACCACCTGGAGGCGCCCTTCCCTGCGGGACAACCTGGACACAGCGCAGAGCTGGGTCACCGCGCGGGTGTACTGCCGGCCTTTCTCGCTGATCAGGGTCTTGGAACCCACCCGGCGGTAGTAGGTGTTGTTGCTCGGCGGCCACGGCAGGCGGATCTCGGTCATGCCGCCCCCTTGATCGTCATCAGGCCCTGGCTGATCCAGATGGCCTGGGTCTCGCCCAGGGCTCGGATGACGTCGCGCGGATCCAGCTCACCCTGGCGGCGGCCGTCCAGCAGGTCATGGCAGCAGCTGCAGGCGAACACGGCCATGTTGTCCGGGCTCTTCAGGCCCATGCCCTTCTGGCCGCACGCCAGGTGAGCCAGCACGGTGGTCTCTGGATTGAAGTTGCAGACGCCTGGGATGCGGAGGGTGCATTCCTGGCCGCGGGCGCTGTCGCGGAGCTTCTTGGACTGGGCGCGGCTCATTGGTCACGGCCCTCCCCGTCACCCAACCAGTCGCCGATCGGGCGGCGTGCTGCCGGCGCCTTGCGCTCGCGCTTCACCGGCCCGGCCAGCTCCTGCTCGCGGAAGTGGATGTAGGCCTCGGTGTGCTGGACCTTGGGGTCTATGCCGGAACCGCGGTGAAATCCCTGGTCATAGGCCAGGCGGCGCGCTTCGGTCATCTCTGCTTCGGTGAACATCATGCTACGTCGGCCCTCGGCCAGATGATGCGAGCGCAGGTCAGCGCCTCGTCGCGGTTGATTTGGGCGCCGACCATTGCGAATGGAGGGCGGCCTGGGAGCAGAACGAACCAGCAGGCCTTCATGCCGCACCTCGCCGAGCGCTTTCCCACTCGAACAGCAGGACGAACCCGCCACCCTCGCGCAGGCGGTCAGCAGTGCGGTCGCCAACGCTCGCTTCGAACTTGGTCGCGGAGAGGTTCGAGACCAGAACGGTCGGCTTCATCTCCTCGTAGCGCTTGTTCACCACCTCGAAGATGCTCATGCGCTCGAAGTCGTTGTCGCGGCTGGCGCCCACCTCATCGATCACCAGCAGGTCGGCCTGGGCGAACAGCTCGATGGCCTGGGCCTCGGTGTAGCTGGCGTCGCTGCCGAAGCTGCCCTTGATGTGCTGGCAGATGCGGCTGACGGTGGTGTAGATCGCCGTGGCGCCGTGCTCGCGGATCACGTACTGGGCAACTGCGGCGGCCAGGTGGGTCTTTCCGGTACCGGTCTTGCCCAGCAGCAGCATGCAGCGACCGCCCTGGGCGTTCTCGGTGAACTGCTCGGCGTAGCGGCGGCAGGAGGCCAGGGCCTTCTTCTGCTCGGGGGTTTCAGCGCGGTAGCTCTCGAAGGTCTTGCCGGTGAAGCGTGGCGGGATCATCGCGCTGCCCAGTCGGCGCTCCAGCTTGGCCACGGCGCCCTGGCGGCGCTGGGCTGCCCACTCCTCCGCCTCGCGCTTCTCGCGGGCTTCCTCGGCGCAGGCCGGGCAGCCAGAGCGACGGTCATCGCGGAAGACCTGGGCCTCGTAGGCGCCATGGCGATCGCAGGTGGCTTGTTCCTGGCCGACGATGCCTGCCAGGCGCTGGGTGCGTTCGAGCAACGAGTTAAAACCGGTAGGTGCCATCGCCATTGGCCTCCAGGTCGCGGGAATAGTCTTGGTCGTTGAGGCCGACGTGGCGGCTGCCCAGGTGGTGGACGTTGCCTGCAGCGCGGACTTCGTCGTTCCAGCGCTCGCCGTTGAGCCAGGTGGTGGGATGGGGGACGAACTGGCCGCCATCCTTCACCCAGGCGCTGCTGGCGCACTGGCGATCCAGGCCGGCCATGATCTGGGCGAACAGGGCGTCATCAGGATTGAGCTTGTCCCACTTCGCCCGGGCCTTCGCCTTGCAGGTCTTGTTCGGGTACTTGGCCCAGAACTGGTCGAACATCGGATTGATCTGCTCGACACCGGCATCCGGAACCAGCGAGTCGCCTTCCCCTTTGGGGGCTAGGGGCAGCTCTGGTTCTTGGTTCTTGGTTACTGGTTCTTGGCTAGGGTTACGACTGGGTTTCTCTTGGGTTCCATTCGCTAACCCAGAAATAACCGGCTGGGTTTCTTTGGGTTTCTGAGAGGGACGGCCACCCTTCTTCCCATTTAATCGGTTGGTTTCTGCCTTGGCGTGGTAGGCCTGGATTTCCAGATCCGCCCGCTTGTTGCGATAGACCCCGTCCGCCAGCTCGAAGAACTCGCCCAGCACGACCTGGACAGCGTCCTTCTCTTCGCTGGTACGGGCGCCCACCCAGCGGCAGACCATCACCAGGTCGGCGGCAATGGGCTGCTCTTCGGCGTAATAGCGGCGCAGCAGGCGGCTGTAGACGGCGTCCTCCACCAGCGTCAGGTGCATGGTGGCCTGGGCGTAGTCGCCGATGTTGTGGCTGTAGTAGTTCATGCAGCACCTTGCAGCTGGTAGGCAGGCTGCTTGCCGTTACTGGTCATCTGTTGCATCATTCATCTCGCTCCTTCGCAGAGCTGCTTCACCAAAAGCCCGGTTGCCGCCGGGCTTTTTCTTGTCTGCAATTCATGTACTGGACGGAATCACAGCTATTCCGCGTGACTGATGGCGCAATGCTGGCCAGCGGAAAATGGGTCCATGATCAGGCGGCGAACGCCGACCAAGGGAACGAGGGGCACAGCTGCTCCTTGCTGAAGGAACGGCCGGTGAGCTCTTCAGCGCGCTTGGCTACCACCGGAGACATGCCGTGCTTGCCGCGAACCCATCCAGACACAGTGCTTTGGTCGACTCCGAGGGCCTCGGCGGTCAGCTCCTGGGTGCCGAAATGCTTCACCAGGCGCAGGAAGATGTTGTCCATGCTGTCCCTCCTTACGGGAATTCCCATATCCTAGTTTATGGGAATGCCGATTTGCAAGGATATGGGCGTGCCCGTAATACTCGCCGCATGGAATTCAAGGACCGCCTGAAGGCAGCCAGGAAGCACGCTCAGCTCAACCAGGCGGAGCTCGCTAAAGCATCTGGCCTTACCCAGACCTCAATCTCAGACCTAGAGCGCGGCAAGTCCAAAGGGACCGCTTTCGTTGCTCAGCTGGCGCTCGCCTGCGGTGTGGACTCTATGTGGCTGGCCGAGGGTAAGGGCGAGATGATTTCCGGCCTTCTGGGCGAGGACGCTGCCAGCATGGGCGCCAGCTCCTCGGACATCGTCCGCGAGATGCTGCGCAAGCACGGCAAGGGCCTGTCGGAAGAGGCGCGCCAGCGTATTCAGGCGGCGGCCGAAGACCAGGTTCCGGCACCTGCCGAGCGCAACGACGTGATCACCGCCGACCTGTCCTTGCCCGGTGTTGTGGGCGATGAAATCAGGATCGCTCACTACGAAGTTGAAGGCGCAATGGGCGGCGGTAAGGTCGTTCACGACTATCCAGAAATGCTGCAAGACCTACGGGTCAGCGCCAGCCATCTACGCGAGCTGGGCGTGACGTTCGAACAGCCGAGCCATCTGAAGCTGATGACGGGATCGGGCCAGTCGATGGAGCCGACTATCCGGCACCTGGACCCAATGATCGTGAATGCCACGGTGCGCGAGTTCCGCGGCGATGCCATCTATGCGTTCGTGTGGCAGAGTCATTTCTACGTGAAGCGCCTTGCCATCGCCGATGCTGATCACTTCACCATGATTTCGGATAACCCGGTCTACCCGCCTGTCCCGATCCGCATGGACGAGACCTATATCCAGGCGATGGTGCTGATCGTCTGGAACGCGCGGCGCGTGTAGCCGGCCTTTTGCCGGCACAGGAGGTGCCCATGTCTCGCCAACCCCTATTGGGTCTGCTGCTTCCAGGCATTCACCTTCCATCCTTGCAGGAGAAGCCCGGACGCTGCATCGCTCACGCGCATAACGCTTAGGGCCCAAGAATGGAATTCTTAGCAGTAGTGCTCAACGGTATTTTCAAGGTGCTGAGCGACGGCGTCGGGCGCGTTGTGCTTCGTTTTCTGAGTAGAGGGCGTTATCCCGGCAAAAGCGCGTACTGGAAAGGTGCTTGCGAGATCATCGGCCTGACGACGGTGATCACCGGCATCATAGCTATCGGACTGCTGGCTCATGCTCTGACAAATTGAACCGTTAAAGCCAGCCGGCCGGATGCCGATACCCCTGGTGATCACACAGCAAGGAAGCCTGTATGCGATACCTCCTGACCAGCTCGGTCACCCTCTTTCTCGCCGCCCCTGTCTTAGCCGAGGCCGCCATTCAGACGCGCCCAGCCATACAGGAGACCAGCACCATCCAACTGTGCCCCTCTAGCCAACATTTTCTCCACGACAAAGGCATAGAGCTGGACCATTTCAGCGCCGTTTCGAGTGATCACAACCGTGGAAATCTGACCAGCGAGAGCTACGCTATTACTGCCAGTAATCACAATGAGGTGGTCGGGAAGGCATGAAAAAGCCATTACTAGAGCCAAGGTTCTTAGGAAGACGCTTCGATGACCACACTATCCCGCTTGAACTGCTGAAAGATATTGCAGTTCTTGAAGAATTTATCATTGCGGTTGCGAAGTGGTTATTCGTGCAAGAGCATGGAAGAGTAAGATCACCAAAAGGCTTTACCGCGCCACTGCAGATTTCCCTATCTGCTATCAATGAGGGTAGCGCAAAGCCTGCAATAGTATTTGAATATGAAGATCCGGCATCAGGGCTCTTCCCAGCCGCGAACGAGGATTACTTTTCGCGTGCTGTATCTGCTATTGGAAATGCTATTGATGCTGCCGAGCGCAACCAAGTAATAACAGATCACCTACCATCAAACTTGCTTGGCTACTTCGATAGATTCGGAAGAGGCTTATTAGACGGAGAAACCATTGAATTCTTCCCCGATGCCCACCGGCCTGCCCGACTGACGAAAGTCACACGGCGACGGCTTCTAATGGCCTCGGGAAATGAAGACATTACGGACTCGGTGACTATTAGAGGGCGCATTTCCGAGCTTGACCAAGCAAAAATGAGCTTTGAAATACAGCTTTGCAACGGTAGGAAAATAACTGCCCCTGTTGACGCTATCCATCTCGAAACCATTCTTGAAGCGACCAAAGGCTACAGATCAGGCGTAAAGGTCTCTATATCCGGAATAGCTAGATTTGACCGGCACGAGCGTCTAGACTCGTTCGCTGTCATCGAGGATGCCGTGATCTTGGAAACCAACGATCCATTAGCCAGGTTGGATGAGCTCAGGCTTCTCAAGCAGGGCTGGCTTGAGGGGAACGGACGCGTGCCCGCCGCGGACGACTTTGATTGGTTGGAGTCCTTTCTTGGCACATCCTACCCAGCGTCACTACCTACGCCTTTCATCTACCCAACAGAGGCAGGCGGCATTCAGCTCGAATGGCGCACCGGAAACCAAGATCTCAGCTTTGAAATTGACTTTAGTAGCCGCATCGGTGAAGTGCACGGCATAAATATTGTTTCTGATGAAGAAACATACTATGCAATCAAAATTGATGACACCGATGAAATGCAAAGACTTGTAGATACAATCTCCGCCGCAGCGAAAGGTGAAATTTGATGAAAGATGACACACTCCTTCTGCGGCAGATACACCCTTCTTTCATCCAAGACGGGAAAGTAACATCTCAAGCCTTTAGCCCCACACCTAAAGATGACAAAAGACTGTCGGTATACGACGGCGATCTGATATCACCACTTGAATCTCATACGCATTTCACGTCAGTGCTAGGATTCAAGTCCAAGGGCGTATTAGGTGTCACCGTGGCGGAATGCAACAGTGTAGGAGTCGGATCGAGACCTGACCCAACACCCTTCCCTGAGCACGCCGTGATTGATTTTGAAGATTTCGATAACAAAGAAATCAAAGCTAAGGCTAAAAAGCTTAGAACTATTGCAGAACAAAGAGACTGGACTTATCAAGAGTGAGATTTCGGCCCGGCGTATTGCCGGGCTTTTTCGTACTGCCTAGTGGTGCCCTTCCTGCTTCGAGTCACACATCATGCAGACGCTGTATGGTCCGTACCGTCCATCCTTGTGCTGCATCGGACCAGCGCAGTTGTAGCAGGCGCCATCAAGATCGCCGCTTTCCCATTTCCAGAGCAGCCAGCACCGCCAAGCCACCCAAGCAGCGCCTGCCAAGCTGGCCAGCAGCAAGACGTTGCCGACGGGTTGGAAAACTTGAGCCATGCCCGCTAGTACCGGTGACGAGTTTCCGGGATCAGGCAGGATCGCATAGCCAATGAGAGGAAGGATGGTTGAGGCTACAGGCCTGGCAAAGAGTCGCGCCAGCCGTTCGATCGCTGTGATGTTGATGTCCATATCGATTCCTACTGCTTGATGGAACCTAGATCTTACTCCCGCGGCTTCCCGCTCTGCAGCCGGTTCATCTCCGCCCTATAGCAGACGTCTGATCAGCCGATAACCTCCATGACCGTTGTGGTCGTTACGGAGGATTGCCATGAAGAAAATCGTTCTGCTCGGCCTGCTGCTCGCTCTATCTGGACCGATGTTGGCCCAAGCCTGCCCCAAAGGCACCCATCCAGTTGGCGGCACAGGCTCCCATCACAAAGGCGGAAGGTGTGTTTGAGGACTAGCCCGGCCTGGCGCCGGGTTTTCTCTACCTGGCTGCCCTACTCTCGCGGTTTCCCGCTCTGCAGTCGGTTGATCTCGGCCTTCACCATGTTGCGGTACTGCTGAGGCTCCATGCCGGCCAGCTCCAGGTCGGCCCAGGCGCGCCAGCCCTTCCCCTTCTTCTCCTTCGCCCCGAATATCCGCGCGGCATCGCCGTAGCTGCGGTCCTTGTTCGCCTTCCAGAACTCGAAGAGGTCGGCCTTGTGCTCTTCCATGGCGCGGCGCTCGTCCATGGGTAGGTCGGCGAGGTTGTAGGACATGGGTCGTCTCCTGATCTGATGCGGGCGCCATGATACTGCTCACGGCGCCCTGGGCTTTTCCGTTCAGCGGGTCAGCAGTTGATCTGCTCGACGCTCACCTCCCCCTCGTCCGTCACCTCTCTTGATTCCGGCTCCCACCGGATCGTCACGTCGCCATCGTCTTCGAAGGTCACGTCCAGCTCGGCCGACTCTGCCAGCGACTCCAGCACCAGCTCCCACACGTGATCCGGATCGGTATCGAGCTGGTGCACCCTCACCCGCCGCTCGAGCTGAGCCTTGGGTGACGTGATCATGTTCGAGATGCGGATGGACAGGCGCTCCTGGGCGGACATCGTCTGTTTGGCGGGCTTGGACATGGGTGTGACCTCCTTCACGTTGATACTGTATGGATAGACAGTAGATGAAGCGAAGCGACCTTTCAACGGGTTCGCCCATAAATAAATATGGGAATACCCGTTGACGACCAATACGGGTTTTCCTATATTTCACCCATCGGCGCTCAGCGCCTGGCAGCGAAAGCCGCCCTGCTCTTTCACAAACGAGACCGCCGAGCCTGCCGGCATAGCAGGCCGACGCACCGGGAGCGAAACCCGATGCGGCGCCCACCGCCCACTCCGAGGGGAGACGTTGCCGACAGTAGAGGACTAGCAGCGGGGTACGTGTACCGCCAGTGATCGATGGCTGCGGTGGGATGGAAAGCATCACTTCAGCACCTGGGCAACCGGGTGCTGCGGGATGTTCACCAACACGAAGGAGCAACACCCCATGAGCGATTTCAAGAAAGGCCAATCGGTCATCCTCACCAACGCCCGCGGCCAAGAGAAGCACGGCTCTTACACCGGCTTTCAGGACCGCGGCCCCGGCAAAGGCGGTGGCCGGTACCTAATCGTGAATGTCGACGGCAAGGACCTGCTGGCACGCCCGGCCAAGGTCAAGGCCGCATAGGGCATCACTGGCTGGCCTTGGCGACAGGGTCAGACGGGATGCCACCCGAACTGGAGGCCTGTCATGGCCAATGAACTGACCCCGCGCCAGCTGCAGACCCTGCAGGAAGTGGAAGCCTTCCTGTCGGCCCACAACTACCCGCCCACCCGTGCCGAGCTGGCCAATCTGATGGGCATGGCATCGCCCAACGGCGCCCAGGAGCACCTGGCAGCGCTGGAGGAAAAGGGATTTCTGAAGCTCACCCCCAACACGGCCCGAGGGATCAGGCTGCTGAGGAGCTCGTCATGAACCAGCACTACGTCGCCTGGCTGCGCGCCCAGATCGAAGCGGCCTCGCCGGCCACCCTGTACCTGAACATCCTGCCGCACGTTGAAGACCTCGCCGCCATGTACCGGCGCGAGATGCAGCAGGCCTCCACCCCCGGCCTGAAGCTCTACTTCCAGCGGACGCTGGCGGGCTTCGAAGACCTCCTCAACCAGTACCAGTACCACGCCGCGGCGGCGTAAGGATCCACACCGTGATCGAATTCGGGCAATGGCAAGGACGCCTGGGCATGGGCCTGGCTCCCCGAGAACTGGAGTGCGTGATGGGCCTGGCCAGCGGCCTGACCCACAAGCAGATCGCCCGCGACATGGCGATCGCCCCCATGACCGTCACCAAGCGGATCAGCAGCGCGATGTTCAAGCTGGGCGTGCAGCGCGCCCCGCAGCTGGTGGCCGAGGCCATGAAGCGCCAGATCATCAGTCCGCTCTGCATGATGCTGGCCGCGCTGGTGGTGGCCCATGCCGCCCTCGATGAAGACCCGATGCGCCGCGACCGCCGCGTGCCTGAGCGCCGCACCGCCCAGGTCCGGATGATGCGCCGCGCTGAAGCCCCGGAGATCTACGCATGACCACACCCAAGACCGCCGCCGAGCGGAAGGCCGACCAGCGAAAGCGCGAGGCCGAGCGCCTGGCCGCCCTGGGCCACCAGGTAATGCCGTTCGAGATGTACCAGCGAACCGCCGAGGCGCTGGACCGGATCTGCGCCGCCGGCGGCTTCGAGCAGCGGGCCGAGGTGCTGACCCTGCTGATCCATTCTGCCGATCAAATCGCCCAGCGTGACATGTCACGTTTTAACGAATTGATCACGCCACCCCGCTCCACCTGATCACGCCCCTTCCTGGCGGGCCGCCCCGGCGGATATCCAGGCGTCAGCCGGCGGAGCGCATCATCGGCAGCCAGGCATCGGGTCTTCGCCTTTCCGCCGAGGGCCTGGCCGAGTTCCGCTGCGTCAGTGCGGACTGTATCGGAGAGCGTCATGGTGGTAGCTCGCCACCTTACCCATGGAAGCCGGTCGGCCTCAGCCTCAGTACGTGGGTGCCGTAGGAAGACCATGACGCTCTCCGATGCAGGAGACGGAGTCGCGCCAGTTAGCACACAACAGGCACTGGCACTGCATCATCAAACGCCGCTTCGCTTGCAGAATCAGCGAAGCGGTCCATTCTGAAAACGTTGCCTTCTGTGCTGGGCGCCTACTCCCAGTCGCGGATCGCTGCAGCCGGCCGAGCGGCGCTTCCCAACAGCAACTCGGACCACAGCCGGCGGAGGGCATCACCGGCAGTTCGGTATCGGAAGTTAGCTCCGAGGACCGGACCGAGCGCCCCACGTCACGGGGCATTCCCCCTCCCGCGTCACCCCGCGCCGCTCGGCGCCATCCCGAGACCATCATCATGAACACCCTACCTATCATCGGGCGTAGCCCGGCGGCAGTGATTTCGCGTGCCCGCATGCTGGGCTTCGAGTGCTGGCCGTATCGCGCCGAGCGCCGCGCCAACGGCACCTGGGTCCACTACTACCGCAAGGCCGACCAGAAGGTGCCGCCGCGCCGCACCGCGCACAACCTGCTGCGCATCGAAGGGGAGCTGTCCGCATGATCCCCGATTTCGTGCACGACATCCGGGCGCGGGAGCCGCAGCGCGCCAGCCTGGGCCAGGCCGTCGAGCAGTACCTGGCCGCCGGCGGCAACATTGCCATCCTTCCCTACCTGGCCCCGGCCGAGCTGACCCGCCCTGCCGAGTTCAACAGCAGCGCGCCCCGGGTGTGGGGTATCGCTGCCGAGTCCCGATCCTAGAAGCGCGCCCAAGGTAAAGGATCAGATGGACCTGTTCCAAGAGCAGCTGCGCAAATGTAACTCAGGCTTCTGCGGCGGCTAGCACCTAACGCCGCCGCGCCATGAAGTCAAAGTGAATGGAAATGTGGCGCGTGCCTTGGAAGAGCCTTCCTGATTATTCATCAGGATTCAGGGGGACTATTTGTGGTCCCCAGATGCAGGGTTTTCGAGCTGCGCATCGATCCAACTCTTCGCCCAGTTTTGAGCGGCCGCCAAGCCCTCCTCCCGCGTAGCCCAGGGTCCACGCAGTTGGTGAAAGCGCCACTCCCGCTCTTCACCAGGAAAAAGACCGTCGATGTCCATTTCGCCTACCTGGTTTCGACCAATGTCAACACGGTAGGTAAAACGAACCTTCACGTCGCGATAAACATATGCGTTAGCTGGCGCGTTTACGCCCTCGTACGGGACAAACATTCAACTCTCCTTGTTCCGGCTCCATGCCGGTACACACCTATAGCCCACCAATAGCCACTTTGCCATCGCGACCCTCCAGAGACAGGAGGATGGAATGTGTATGGACTTGCCCCACGAGGCGCCTGCGGCCTGACCTCCCGTCCCTCCCCGCATGCCATCTGGCGTGTCGACCATAGGTACTGATCATGAACCCCTACCAAATCACTGGGCCGGCGCAGATCGGCTTCAGCGGCGGGCGCTCGTCCGGCTACATGCTCTATCACATCCTCGAAGCGCACGGCGGCCATCTGCCAGAGGGGGTTCACGTCACCTTCCAGAACACCGGCAAGGAGCGGCCGGAGACGCTGGACTTCATCCACGAGTGCCAGCGGCACTGGAATGTGCCAATCACCTGGCTGGAGTTCGACGGCATCTACGGCCAGGGCTTGAGCTGGAAGGTTGTCAGCTACGAGACGGCCAGCCGCGATGGCGAGCCCTTCGACGCCATGCTGGCCTACTACGCCAACCTCCGGCGCGAGGAGAAAGGCGAACCGCCAATCCTGCCCAACCCGGTCAACCGCATGTGTACCGACCGGATGAAGATCAAGGCCAGCACCTGGTACATGCGCGACGTGCTCGGCCTGGATCATTGGGACGCGATCATCGGGATCAGAGCAGACGAGCCGCGGCGTTACCACCGGATGATGGCGGCCAACGGGAAAGGCGGTAACCGGTGGGAGAACGTCACCCCGATGTTCCAGGCCGGCGTGCTGAAGGCGGACGTGAACAGCTTCTGGGCGCGCCAACTCTTCGACCTGGGTATCGATTCTGACCTGGGCAATTGCGACCTTTGCTTCCTCAAGTCACCGGACAAGATCCTGCGAGCAATCGTCGAGAACCCGGAAAGCGCCAGATGGTGGATCGCGGCCGAGGAGCGCACTGGCCAGGTCTTCCGCCGCGACCGGCCGAACTACAAGGCCATGGCCTGGATGGCTGAGCAGATTGGCCGCCAGATGCCGCTGGACTTCGATTTCAGCGAGCAGGAAGACCTGGCTGACTGCATGTGCGGCGACTAAAGATCGCACCGCCTAGGTTGACCTCATATACAACGCGCGGGTGCCCTAACCGTCTTCCCAAACACTTTCCGAGGGAAGGGTGCCGACGACTGCAAGACATTCGTCGTCGGCGCAGGTGACCATCACAATTGGAAAGTCTGCTCGCTTCACATAGCTGTTGCTGACGACCATGAAATCAATGCCTCCGCACTTCGGGCAGGTTGGCTTGATCTCGTCATCACGAACAGTGGCATCGATGCGCATGATACGGACCCTCTCCTGGATGAAGTTCTAGGTATAGCACCGCCTTCCCTCCGCTGCTCGCTACCCCAGGTATCAACTTCATGAACGCCACGATCTACTGCCGCACCAGCGGCCAGCGCGTCGGCACCTGCGCGTGCCTACGATGCAATCCCACATTATCCGTACCTACCCGAGGGCCCTGACATGGCTCGGCAACCCATCACAACCCTGGTGCGCGGCAAGCGGCTCACGCTGCGCGAGGTGTCCGACCGCTACGGTATCGCCTACGAGGCGGTGCGCGAGCGGTACTATCGAGCCAAGAAGCGCGGCGAGGACCTGTTCAAGCCGTCGCCGAGAGTGAGCCAGACCAGGCGCCATGTGCTGACGCTGCTGGAGCAGGGCCTGCCAGGCGTCCAGATCGCCAGACTACTGGGCTGCACTCCGTAGGTCGTCAGCTACTACAAAGCCACATCCCTCAACTGGGCCTATTGCTTTCGAGCTGCCGCAATGCCGCACGCAATTAGCGCCAGCCCGGGAATGAAGAACCCCGCAGCGACGGCTGAGTAGCCCGATGAGTCGCTTTCGCCAAAGGCAATGCCGCATACCAAAAGCGGCAATCCTGCAAGGAACAGCGGGTTGCTGAAGACCTTCTTCATGTCGAGCGCTCCATAGCGTTTCCACGATCATACGCCGCCTCGGGCGTAGCGATCTTTCCCAACTATCCCGCACCGCTGGCCGCCGGCCGGCGAAGGACTCCCTATGCCCGAAGTATCTGAGTTCCTCGACGGCCAGGAGCTGGCCACCATGATCGGCCGAAAGCAGACCCGCGCCCAGCGTGCATGGCTCGACTCCCACGGCTGGCGCTACGAGATCAATGCCGCAGGCCGGCCCGTCGTTGGGCGCGTCTATGCCCGGCTGAAGCTGGCCGGCGTCAAACCGAACGCTGCGAATGCCGCGGCTGAGACCTGGGCCCTAGATCTATCGAAAGTGAGTTGACATGCGCCCGAAGAAAGCAGGGAACCGCGCCCTACCACCGCGGATGGTGAAGCGCGAACGGACACTGAAGTCCGGAAAGATCTGGATTGGCTACTACTACAACGGCCGGGACGAGCAGGGAAACCGCAAGGAGATCCCGCTCGGCTCCGATCTGGACGAAGCCCGTGTCGAGTGGGCTCGCCTGGAGCGCCAGACGCAGCCGAAGCAGATGCGGCTGATGGGCGCTGTCTTCGATCGGTACGAACGGGAGATCATTCCAGCGAAGTCGCCGCGGACCCAGCACGACAACCGCGCCGAGATGAAGCAGCTGCGTAAGGCCTTCGAGCAGGCACCCATCGACGCTATCACGCCCCAGGTCGTTGCCCAGTATCGGGACGCCAGGACGGCGAAGACCAGGGGTAACCGAGAGATTGCCCTGCTCTCGCATGTCTGGAACATCGCCAGGGAGTGGGGCCTCACTGAAAAGGAAAACCCCTGCACCAGGGTCCGCCGGAATAAGGAGAAGGTCCGCGACTACTACGCTGGCGAGCAGGTGTGGGCCGCCGTGTACCAGACGGCTCCGCCGGAGCTGCGGGATGCGATGGACCTGGCGTACCTGACAGGCCAGCGCCCAGCAGACACGATCAAGATGGCGACCACTGATATTGCTGGCGGCTACTTGCTCGTAGGCCAGAACAAGACGGACAAGCGGCTCCGGATACGTCTGCGAGATGGTGAAGTGGTAACAGGCCTGGGAGGGTTCTTGGAGGGATTGATGGAGCGCCGCGCCCTGGCGGGGATCCGGACCTCGACGCTGATCACTAACGCGACTGGCTTGCGCATGAGTGCGGCGATGCTGAGGAACCGATGGGATGAGGCGCGAGAGGCAGCTGCAAAGGCAGCTGAGGAGAAAGGCGACGTCCCGCTGGCTGGTCAGATCCGGCAATTCCAATTCAGGGACATCCGACCGAAAGCGGCGACGGAGATCGAGGACCTTGGCCATGCCAGCAAGCTGTTGGGGCATACCAAGGAGGCCATCACTCAGCGAGTCTATCGGCGCCTGGGCGAGGTCGTCGCACCGACCAAATGA